GAGTCCCCGGTGCGCTAGGGCCCTGTTCTTGTGCCTGACACACCAGTAGCAACACCGGGTTGTATAAACTCTCCCAATCGAGACAAGCCAATGAGTCCTTGAGAAAGATAGTTGGTCTCTCGAAAACCTATATAGTACTATCGTACATCTAATACTTTAGCACAATAAATAGATGATGTATAACATCATCGAAGATAATAGTCCGTACTATATTAAATTTAACATGCCGCATGCAGTTGAAATCGCAAACGTATGCAAAGATGTTTGCAATAGAATATTTAAAAGACCTTTTGTATCAGAACCATTGCAAACTAAGGAAGTTGAACAGATAATTAATTTGTTTCCAGAATTTCGTAGGCTACAAATAACGCCACAAAGAATGAATCTGTTTGTAAGTAAGCCCGGTTTATATTCGCCACCGCACAAGGATGGTGCAAGTATGAAATTTGGTATCAACATACCAATTGAAATTTCTGATGAGCATTGCGTTACAAATTGGTACACAGATGAAAGTGTATCTGAATTTGAATATTATGAAGGCATTGATAACCTATTAGGAATGAAGAGGATAGTAAGGGAATTACGAAATTATCAAGTCGACAGTGTTAAACCAATTGTGTCGACTATAATGAAAAACAGTGAGTGTCTGCTGTTTAACGTGGACAGATTTCACGATTGGGACAACAGACTTTCTTCTAATAGAAGAATCATACTTACATTGCGACCTTTACCTGATTGTAAAATATCATTTGAAGAAGCCGCTAAAGTCTTGTTTGGTAATCATTGAACCTTACCCCAGTTGGACTTTGCACGAATAGCAAATGCAAGTTCACGCATTTTACTATACTGGGGCGTACCTTGAGGGTGCGGCCCTGTTTTCTTGAGTGCGTTATATTGTGCAAGCAATTCTTCTTTTGTTTTGCCTGTATATTTCCCTCGTTCTTCAGGATTTACCGCAGTGTCAATGCCCCAGCCTTCGTTGGTGGTATTGATAATGTCAATGCATTTTCTTAATAATTCGGTAGTCATAGTATTCTCCTTGAAATACTTAAATGAACTTTTGAAAAAACAGGTTGTACTTTTGTACTACAACACAATGGTTGACAACCATTCTAAACCATGTTATAATAACATAAATAGGAGCAATTATGCCTTGGATTGAAAACGTAGCAGCCGCAGACATCCCAACCCGCTTTCACCACGAAGCTGGCCCAAACTCTATGCTGATTAGCATTGTTGATCCAGGTAGCTGGAGACCGGAAGCCGCACACCAGTTCAAAGAGCGTCATAACTTTGAGTTTTTGGATGTCGAAGCCAAAGACGAAGTTCTCGAAGAAGCAATGAAGTGCAGTCAAGAGCAGGCTAATGAGTTGGTCCGCCTGTTGCAACATGCTCTGGAAAATCGAATGAACGTGGTAGTTCATTGCTTTGCAGGTATTTGCCGCTCAGGTGCAGTGTGCGAAGTTGGTGTTATGCTAGGCTTTGAAGATACTGGTCGATTCCGTAGCCCTAACTTACTAGTCAAGCATCGTATGATGAAGGCTCTAGGTTGGACTTACGATGAAAACGAAAAGCCTAACATTGACGACTGGCGAACATTTAAAGGCGTTGACTAATGCAAATATCAAGGGCTGAACAAAGTATTAACCGATACAATGCTGAACAGTATCGTATTCAGCAGTATCGGTTAGAATCTAATCGAACCCAAGATTATAAAGAGTTAGTCGAAAGACGAAATCGCGAACGTGAGAATGCCGAGCGTGTGGCTCGTAATATTCGATTAGACAATGACAAAGGTAGAAATATAGATAGAGAATGTTAAAAGGAATGAATGTATAAAGTAATAGGAAAAGAAGAAACACTTCGAGTTCTTACATTAGCCGAAGCAATGAATGTTGCCAAGCACTTAAATGAGTTTGTGACTATAAGCGGTCCGGACTTTGAGATAGTAGGAATGTTTGGAGTAGATAGCATCAAAAACGGATTATGTCCCGACGGTGTTAAATACGATTGGAACAAGGCCAGCAGAATTGGTCGGGTTAAAAAGGAGAGAGAGTAGCATGAAACGTGTTATTGAAGTCCGTGCCGCAGAAGGTGGCGAAGACTCTAAACTATTTGCAAAAGATCTTGCACAAGCCTACATTAAGTTTGCCCACAGCAAAGGCTGAGCTACCCGCCTAATAGGTGAGTATCTTGGCGAGGTTCATATCTTAGTCGAGGGTACTGATTTATCAGGCTTGTACAATGAAAGCGGCGGACACAGAATACAACGTGTTCCGCCAACAGAGCGTAAAGGACGAGTCCACACTAGCACCGTGACAGTGGCAATCACGGATCCAGCTGAGGTTACCGTAACGGTAGCCGACAGCGATTTACGCATTGAATGGTACAGCGGAACAGGTGCAGGTGGACAACACCGCAACAAGCACCAAAACTCGTGCCGCATAACCCATATTCCCACTGGCACAGTTGCAACAGCACAATGCCGTAGCCGTCAGAATAGCTTAGACCAAGCATTAAGTACTATTCACAAAACGGTTGACAATCTGGCAAAGAACCAGTATAATAACAGCATAGCAAGTGACAGACGACAACAAGTTGGATCAGGTATGCGTGGCGATAAGATTCGCACATACCGTTTCCAAGATGATGTTGTCAAGGATCACGTAACAAATAAATCTAACAGCGTTAAGAAAGTGCTTGGTGGCAACTTTGATCTGCTGTGGTAATTGAAAGAATAAAATGAAAACATGGATTACAAGTGACTTACACTTTGGGCACAAGAACATTATGAAGTTCTGCCCACAAACTCGAGCACGATTTCGAGATGATGTTGCGTATATGAATAACGCAATGGTTGAGGAATGGAACCACAAGGTTCAACCAGAAGATTTGGTTTACATCTTAGGTGATGTAGCATTTATGTCGGGCAGTGAAGCTGGACGTACAATGCATCGGCTGAACGGCAACAAGATTTTGATCGAAGGCAATCACGATCGCAAGACATTGCAGGATGCAACTTTCCGGAATGCATTTGTAGAGGTACACAAGTATTTGGACATCACTTATGATGGACACAAGTGCGTGATGTTTCACTATCCTATTGCAGAATGGGATCAAATGCACCGCGGTGCTTTGCACTTTCATGGTCACTTGCACGGTGGTACAAGTGGCTTAGAGCAGTATCGTGCATTGGATGTAGGTATGGACTCAACTGGTGAAATTGTAGTTTCTATGGAATACGCAATCAACCGAATCAAAGACAATGTAATTAAGGGTCATCATGTTTAAGGACAAGTTGAAAGAGTATGTAGAATCGTCTAAGCTGGTTGGCATGCGTGAAGCCGGCGAAGGCATTTATGTACTCAAATATAAGAAGCGGGTGTTTTACGACAACCTGTGGAACGAATACATTGCTGAATGTCGTGGGTCAATTGTTGACAAGGATTTCAACTTGGTTGCATATCCATTTACAAAGATCTACAACTACGGTATTGAAAAGGAAGCACCTGTATTGGATGCAAGCACTGAAGTTACCGCGTTCCGTAAAGTCAATGGCTTTATGGTTGCAATGACTTGGTACAATGGCGACATCTTGGTGTCTACTACAGGTTCAACTGACAGCCCATACGTTGATATGGCAAAGGAAATGATGTTAACTCATCAAAGCTGGGCAGACTGGCAGTTGGCATTCAACCGTTCAGACATGGACGGAATGACATTTATGTTTGAATGTGTGCATCCTAACGATCCTCACATTGTGGTTGAAAAGCCTGGTATGTATTTGCTAGGCTATCGTGAAAACAAGTGGTGTAGCAAAGTTGGATATAACGACGAAGTCTTAACAGACTTAGCTGATACGTTTAACTGCTACAAGCCAGAAGTTTACACAACTACCGTCGGGAACTTGATCGAACAAACCAAAAATGTTCGCCACGAAGGATTTGTATTTTATACTGCTGATGGTGTTAGTGCCAAGATCAAGTCACCATACTACTTGACCTCAAAGTGGGTAGCTCGCAATCCACGTACAGACAAGTTGGTAGACTTGAACAAGGACATTAAGCACAACCTAGACGAAGAATACTATCCACTAGTAGACGCTATTCGTGCCAATATTGTTGAGTACACAGCAATGGACGAACAAGCTCGATTAGAGTGGGTTCGAAACTTTGTAGGAGCATAGCATGAGCGATGCATTTATCGACAGCCAAGTAGAGTATTATGGACGGCATCTTAATTGTGGACCATCCCGCGATTGGAATCAGATTGCCGGTCTGTACCGTTATTATTTAGGATTACAAAATGCAAGACGAAAGTCATCTACCAGTAAGTGAGCAAAGCCTAGTCTTTCGTTTGCGAAAGCGAGCAGAGATTAGGCGCCAGATTCCCGGCAGGTTATCGGTGCAAGAAGGAAAGCCTGACCGCATTGCTGACCTACTTGAAGAAGCCGCAAACGAAATAGTTCGACTACAAAACAATTAGACCCATTCGGGGTAAACTGTTGCGTAATCAGTATTGGCTACTTTGTCAAACTCGCTTAAAAATTCAAGCATCAAGTTGGTATCACTTGCAGATTGACTTAATACGTCAATTGCAGTATTAATCAATTCTTGCGATCCACTAATACCAAAATCCTTGTGTGTCTTTAACTTTTCTAAGTATCCTGCTCTGGCTATCACAGGAACACAATTAGAATGTAAGTGCGATTCAAGTACAGGTGTACTCATAATGTGTGAAAATTTTACACCAGCCGCTGTTTCTAATTTTCTTAAATCTGCAATAAGCTCTGA